GGGTGAATATTACTTAATCTAATTTTTGCATTTCTAAGCAAAGATGATTTATCTTTTCTTGCTCTATTAACTATATATTCTTGTACCCCTAATCTACCATTTAAAATAGCATATTTGATATACGCATAAATGTATTCTTCAAAAAGTTTGTTTACACTAATATTTGCATCTTCGCCGTTTTCCATACCATCAGATACATACTCTAATACTATTGAGGCTGATGCAGCTATAGAACTAAAATTTATAACTCCCCTTTGTTTATCTATTGAAAACGTTGGGTTTTGGTTAGCTGTTTCTGTATTTAATCCAAATCTAGAACCTACTCTCATATCAAAATACCAACATCCATCTACACACCAACCTTCATATCCGTTATACGGACTACTTTCATTTAAATATATTGACTTTGCACCACTGTGAAAAGATATGTCTAATTCTGAATCCTGTGGTTTCAGTACGTTACCGTCTTGATCGTATAAAATTTTAGCATCATTATCCTGTAAGTATGCTGTTGCCCATCCTGTTTGTATGTTTTCAGTTAAAGGAAGTAACATACCATTTCTGTATTCAGATATTCTAACCCAGTTAACATAATCATGTGGTAATATAAATCTTAAATCTTCATTTAAATCTAGCTGAAGAATTTTTATTTCTTTCATTGCATCGTAATTCAATTCTTGAATACCTCTCTTTGCGTGAAATAAAACTTGGTATCTGTCAACATTATTTACAAGCTCGTTGTTTCCTTGATACATTAACATAAAGTTATTTACAATATCATCTAAAGAAACATACTGATATGAACCCCAATACTTGTCTTGTGGTACATTTCCAGAGTTTGCGTAATATGCGTAATCATTTATATATGCCATATTCTATGATTCTGTTTGGTTGTTTTCTAATATCTCCTGTTTTCCAAACTGATATACATCAGCTTCTCTTATCTCAATACCTATATATTGACAAATCTTAGCAACAAGACCTGGCTCGTCAGATAGCGGTAATTCAAAATCTTGATAGTCAGCTTGACTTGAGTCAAACTCAGGACTACCAGAAGCTCCACCTACTGTTAAATATGTCCATTTTGGAGGTAAAGGATACCTTATATATTCTGCGCTTACTGATCCGTTTTGCGTTATAGTTGTTGGGTATACTGTTATTGTATTTCCTAACTGACCAGTAGTTGCGTCTCCTGTTATATTAGTTGTAGCCCCACCCAATACATAAGCAGGATAACCTAATGAAGGTGCTGTTAGCGGGCTATTGTTTAAATAAAATATTTTATTTTGATTAACTCTTTCTACCTCTACGATACCATTCGTTTTAAAAATAGCATAACTATTGCCAACCGTAGCTGCAACCCCAAACGGGTTTGCTGATAGAGTTAATTGTGTTTGACTATCTACGCTTACAACATAAGCACTAAAACCACCATAACTTGATGTAGATGTGTTAACTACGTACTGACCAGCTTTAACTACGTTTGATGTTACAAATGTAGCATTAGCATCAATAAGTTTATTTGTTGCTGAGCCTGTTGTTGTAGCGCCTGCTACATAATTAGGGTAGTAATTAACTTTATTTATATAATAGTAATCAGCAGGTAAGTTATAAAAATTACTTGCTTGTTGTTGTAAAGATTTAGTTACAGAAAAACTATCTATAACTTCAACTAAACTTTTTACAATATCAGCGTATCCTGTTCCAGATACCCTTGCGTTTTGTTTAGTAATCCAACTATTGTATTGATAGAAATAATCTTCAAACAAATCCATCTGTGCTTGCTGAGCATATAAATTAAAATCTTGCGGAGATACATATCCGTAATTATTTTTATTTGCTATTGCGAGAACAGTATTTCTGACGTTGTTTATCATTACACCCATGACTCAAATTTGTTTATACAAATATAAGTAAAAAAAAAGGAGCCTAATTGTTTAAGCCCCTTCTAACTCTCCGTTAAGTGATGTTACGCCCAAGCTTCTTGTAATTGAGCTATGTTAGTAACTGCGTACTTTGGCTCAAGCACATAGAAAGGCTTCGTCCAGCTTGTAGCTAAAGCTTCTTCAATAGCGTCAATGACACTATTTACTTGTTCTTTAGTTTTTGCTGCATCAGAAGCTGTAGTAGCTGTTAATCTAACTCCTAGTACTTCAGCTGCACCTGATGCTGTATGACCGGCTATGTTGAAAAGAATATCAACTTGTGTGTTAGAACCAGCTTCAACAGTTACAATGTTGTGAATAGGAATTAAATAATGCGCATCACTAAATGTGATTTTTAGATATTTTACCATAGTTAAAAAATTTAATGGGTTAAACAATACAGCAAAGATACGCTTTCTATTTGTCTTTTTTCAAGCGATTTGACAAGTGTTTATATATCTCTAAACCATTGTCACTTTGCATAAATGTTGCTACTGTATAGTCTCCGTCTTCACCAAAAGGTATGCTTATTAATTTCTTTTTATTACTAGGTAAATTAAAGTATACATCTTTATTGTTGTTTTTATATACTAAATAACCATTTAAGAAAAATCTTCTAACCTCGTCTTGTAGTTCTAACATAGGGTCGTTTACAGTATCTAGAAAATCTTCAGGATTTGTTTTAGCGTAAATTAAAATATCTCTTTTAAGTTGTGGTATGGTAAGTTTATCAACATGATTACCCATCAATACTCTACATACCGAAATAAGTTTATCTACCTCTAATCCTTTTGCAATTATCAATGCTTCAATCTCTGTCTCAACAATTTCAAGTTCCTCTTGTGCGTCTTTTGCTTCATCTACCTCTTCAAACAAAGTGCCGTTAGAAGGATGATAGTGTAAAAATTGTTGTAATACTTGATTTTCTCTTGGAACCACAAGCATACCGTCTTCAAAAACAACAGGTTCTAAAATAGCGTTACCATCCTGCTCATCCTCAAATGGGCTTTTTTGGTTTCTTGCATATCTTAAAGGTCTGTTAATTCCTGCCTCTTCATCAAAATATAATAAAGGTGATCTTAGTGAGTGTCTCGAACTTAGCATATAAGCTAATGGTGATTGTCCGTTTTTAAGCCTATAGGCTTTTGTTTTTAGGGTTTTATTTTTTTTCATTTTATTTAATTTAAATTTTAGTAAAAATAAATTCTACCCCCGCTATTGCAGGGGTAAAACTTATATAAATATTAATCCTTAAATAAGAAGAAGTTGTTAGCACCTAAAGTACAAACAGCTCTCTCAGATAAGAAATTGACTTCCATCGCGTCAAGGTCAGAAGTTCTTGCACCACCAGCTGAACCAGTAATCCAAGTTTTATATCTTCTATCCTCAGTTTCAGAAGCTCTATATCTTACGTGTAAGAAAGGTCTCTTAGCGTTTTTACCAAGAATTTGGTCATAAACTGTAGTAGAACCAGCAGGTACTAATAACCCGTTGATAACTCCACCGCCTAAGTCACCTCTCATTGTAGGATCGTTTAAATATTTCCAGTCAGACTTGTAGAAGTCATAACCTCTTCTAAATCCTGTAAATCCAAGATTTAAAGCCATGTCTTTATCATTGTCAAATAAACCATATGAACTACCACCAGCTCCATAAGAGTTTTGAGTAGCTAACATATCGTCAATGTCAAATGAGAATTGTCTATTTACGAAAATTACATTTTCTTCGATAGAACCTTGCTTATCTAGTCTTTGGATAATGCTGTCAAATTGAGCTAGATTCTGTGGGTTTCCACCACCGAATACGTTACCTCTATTTTCTACAACATAGAATACACCGTCAGACCCGTTAAGATTTGCTGCTGATAAACCAGCACCTGTACCTTGTAAGAAATCACCTGCACCTGAACCTGCACCTGCTGGTACTGCTTCTAGCATAGCTGTTTCTAAGTAATCTTCAAATCTTAATCTTGTGTCATGTTCAGACTTAAGATACCATAAATATCCATTTACACCGTCTTCGCCTGTAATTTCAATCCAACCAATTTGTGCCATATCAGAACCTGATACTTGATACTTATCTTTAATAATAATTGGTTTGTTATCGAAAATTAAATCATCTGATTCGTTTGAACCTACCATTCCGTTTGTTCCTTTATTGAACTCAGAACCATAAACCCAAATATCACACGCTGTCGCCGCACCCATTGCTTGTCCTGTTGCTTCATAATAAGCAATAGTTACTACATTTGGGTTACCTGCTGTTGGAGCAACAGTTACAATACCTTTGTTTGAAAGGTTTGATCCTGGTGTTTTGTCAGAAATCATTACTGTTTGACCTACTCTTAATACTGCCTTAGCACCACCTGCAAGGGCTGGGTTAAAGTTTAGTGAAGTGTTAGGAATAGTCCAAACCGCACTTCTTGTACCAGCACCAGCTGCTGAACCTGATGTACAATCTTGGTATTTAACGTGTAATCTACCTTGCTCTGCCCATTTGATAAGGTCAGAGTTTGAAGGCATTTCAGCGCCTACCATTCTTAAGAATGACGCTACTGTTCTGTTACCATATCTTTCAAATTCTTTTTCATAAGTATCAGGTAGATACTGATTCAAGAAATCAAAATTGGTAATATAATTTGTACTTAGTGGCACCTGCTGTGCAGATGGTTGTAAGTCAAATCCTGGGACTGCATTTACTGCCATAATTTTAATCTTTTAAATGTTTAACTTTTTTTAATACTTCTAATTTTGAGTCCTCGTCCACTACCAGGGTTTCCTATACTCCTAATTTTACGCCCATCTTTTATAGTTACTTGCGGAGATTGTCTCACATCCATATTAATGTTTTTTGATTTTTTTGCAACATTATCTACGGTTGCTGAAACACCCTGCTCGTAAAAATACTGAGCAAATTTTTCAGGATTCATAGCAACAGCTAATGCTTTATGATAACCAGCTGCATCTTTCATTAAACCATTTTCGTCTGTATATTTCTTTACGAAATTATTTATATCAGACTGAGTGTTAAATAGCTCATCAGATGTACCTGGCTTGTATGTAAACTTATTTTCTCCTAACGTAAAATCAAAACCTTTGAAATCGTTAGTAAAAACCTCTTTGGTTTTATCGAGAAAAAAATCATAACGCTTATTAGCCGCTTCCCTCATAGTTTTAGATTCGTCGATATATTTCTTGTAAGCATTTAAATTTTCTTGTTGATCAGCAGATAATCCATCCCGACTTGACTCAAGCGGAACTTTATACTTATCTTTTTGTTCGTTCAAAAATTTTCTTGCTTTTGCAAGCTCACGTTTCTTTGCTAGCTTTTTTCTCTTAATGTCTTTCGGGTCATCTAACTCTTCATCAAAGTCAAATTTATCCTCCATTACATCTTGAATATCTATAGCATCTAAGCCTTCTTCTTGATGGCTTATATACTCAGCTAGTAAAGAATCATCATCCATGCTATCAAAGTCTCTTTGTGTTCTGTAAAAATCTTCAATACCACGGCCTGTTTCTTGTTTGTATTTTAAATACATAGAAACATCTTCAGGTAATTCAGGTGCCATTTCTTTTTCGGCAAATAAATCATCTACTGAAGTTATCTCCTTATCATATCTATTTTTAATATATGAAAGAACGTCTTCGTCACTTAACTCTGACGACTGAGTTTTATTTTCTT